TCTGTTATCATTGCTATCATGTTCAAGGACTTTGCAACAAGTCTATCAAAGGGTATTGCGTTTCAGTTTGATAAAGCATTCAATGAGGGTGATAAAGTCTTATTAGATGGTGCAGAAGCAACCATTCTAAAGATTGGTATGCGACAAACAGTCTTTGGCGTATACAGCGACCGTGGTTACGTCTGGCGATATGTACCCAATGAGCGTATCCTGTATCTGAAACTTGAAAAGGTCATTGATGCAGAGTTACACAAGGATACTGAGGAAGAGAAGGGTATTCGTATTCAGCGATTGATTGACGCAGCACAGGACGCTCATATTCAAAAGAATGAAGAATTTATCAAGAAAAATAGAGAAGAGATTGAAAAATTGAAAAGTGAGAAATAATGTCTGATGCCTATTTGTCAAATCCCAATCTGAAAAAGGTTGGGGTGAATATTGAATTTACACAAGACCAAATTCAAGATTATGTAAAATGCGCTAAAGATCCGATTTATTTTATCAAGAGATTTGTCAAGATCGTCCACGTTGACCATGGATTGATTCCTCTTGACCTGTATGAATATCAAGAGCGGATGATTAATACATTCAATGAAAATCGGTTTGTTATCACGAAAATGCCACGGCAGTCTGGTAAGTCAACTGCTGTGGTTGGTTTCATTCTTCACTACCTCCTATTCAATTCAGATAAAAATATTGCTGTTCTTGCTAACAAAGCAGAACTGGCTAGAGAACTTCTTGACCGTATCAAGAAAGCATACGAGCATTTACCGCTATGGTTACAGCAGGGGATTCTGACTTGGAACAAGGGTTCTATCGAAGTAGAGAATGGGTCAAAGATTCTTGCTACATCGACTACAGGCTCTGCTGCTCGTGGTCAGTCTTTCTCGCTTGTCTTCTTAGATGAGTTTGCATTTGTTCAGCATGGTATTGCTGATGAATTTTTCAAGTCAGTCTATCCTACGATTTCATCTGGTACAGAAACCAAAATGATTATCGTGTCTACACCAAAGGGCATGAATCACTTCTATAAAATGTGGGTAGAAGCAGAAGAGGAACGCAGCAACTTCATTCCACTTGCTGTGAATTGGTGGGAGACACCAGGGCGTGATGATGATTGGAAAGTGCAGCAGATTGCCAACACAAGTGAGGAGTCCTTTGACCAGGAGTTTGCTTGTAACTTCTTAGGTACATCCAATACTCTCATCAACGCTAATACGCTTCGCAACCTAGCATTCGTTCGCCCAATGTTTCAGAAGCAGGGCTTTGACCAGTATGAAGAGATACAACAGGGTCATGAGTATGTAATCGTCGTTGACACGGCAAGGGGTGTGGGTGGTGACTATTCAGCATTTGTCGTCATCGATGTAAGCGATATACCATATCGTGTGGTTGCTAAGTATAGAGACAAGAATATTTCACCTCTGATTTATCCTGAACTCATCTACAATGTTGCTAACAATTTCAATAAAGCATTTGTATTGGTAGAGATCAATGATATTGGTGAACAGATTTCGAATATTTTGTATCGTGACCTTGAGTATGAGAATCTATTCATCACTGCTATGAAAGGCAGGGCAGGTCAAAGAATTGGTGCTGGTTTTGGTAAGAATACACAACTTGGTGTCAGAACAACCAAACAGGTCAAAAGAATTGGTTGTTCTACTCTCAAAGACTTGGTAGAAGACCAAAAGATTGTTATTGAGGACTTTGACGTTATCGAAGAACTGTCAAACTTCATTTCAAAGAAAGATTCTTACGAAGCAGATGAAGGGCATCATGACGACTTGGCAATGTGTCTTGTGTTGTTTGGTTGGCTCATCCGTCAGGAATATTTCAAAGACTTGACTAACTCTGATATTCGTCAAAAATATCTTGCTGATAAAGAAGAATTATTGGATGAAGAGATGCTACCATTCGGTTTCTATGATGACGGCATTGACGATAGACCACAGTCAGAGCGAGTGGATCACTATTCACTTGAGGACTTACGGGGGTTCTATGACTAGTCTGACCAAGGATTAATGATAGTCGCTGACTCTTTTTTACGCTTCATGGACTCACTAATTTTTTTCTTTGTCTCTTCACTATGCACCTTCCCACGATGACTAGCACTCATTTTCTGCTTTGTTTCATCAGAAAACTTGCGACCTAGCCTCGCTTGACGTATTTTATCTTTCGTTTCTTTGCTGTGTTCCATGTCATTATTTATCTAATTAACTAAGTAAATTAGATATTTTATAAATAAAAAAGAATTGATACGTTCGTTTCTTCAACATAAGGAGTAAAGAAATGCCTTTCCAAGTATCTCCAGGCGTGAATGTAAGTGAGATTGATCTCACAACTATTGTTCCTGCCGTACAAACAACGGGTGCCGGTATTGCTGGTCATTTTCGTTGGGGTCCAACTGACCAAATCGTCTTAGTAACAGACGAAAATGCTTTGGTCAATAATTTTCAAACACCAAATGCAAACACTGCTGATGACTTCTTTACAGCATCAAACTTCCTAGCATATTCAAATGCTCTACAGGTTGTCCGTGTTGTTGAGCCAAGTGACAGTGGTTCAGATACTACTGCTGCTCGTAACTCTACAGCAAATGCAGGTAACACAGTCAACACCGTCATCAAAAACGATGATGACTATGATAGCAATTATTCTTCAGGTATCTCAGGTGTTGGTGATTGGGTTGCTAAGTATCCAGGCGAACTCGGTAACTCACTAGAGATTTCCGTTTGTGCTTCAGCAAGTGCATTCGAGTCAACTCTATCTGCTAACCTAGTCTTCACTGCTGGTAGCACAACAGTTCTAACTAAGGGTGCTAATACTAGCTCAGATTTGACCACAGGTCCAAACATCGACTTGTCAACTGATGTTACAGTTGGTGATAGAATTTCTCTACAGTCATCAACCATTAATATTGGTGGCGATCTAAAAGTCTCTGCTGTTGCTGCTGGTTCAATCACACTAGAGACAGCACCAACTCGCCAGCAACTAGGTACAGCAGATGACAGTACTAAAGTTCAATCTGCTGCTGTCAATCGTCGTTGGGAACACTTCAATCTGTTTGATGCTGCTCCAGGCACTTCAACATTTGCTACCACTGCTGGTGGTTCAGGTGATGAAATGCATATTGCTATCATCGATGAAGACGGCGAGTGGACGGGTGTTAAGAATCAAGTCATTGAACGTCATGCTTCTGTCTCAATGGCATCTGATGCTAAGACACCAGAAGGTAACTCAAATTACTATGTAAACGTCGTTAATAATCGTTCTAACTACATCTGGTGGGCTGGTCATAACTCAAGCAACACTAATGCAGGTAGCAAAGCAACAGCAACATTTACTGGTGGAACAACTCCACAAAGTGTATCAATGGTAAATGGTCGTGATGGTCAGTCACCTAGCGATGCTGCTTATATCGACGGTTATGACAAGTTCAGTAACGCCGATGAAACAGATATCTCATTCATCCTTGGTGCTGCTGCTAACCAAACTCGTGCAGTCCATCTCATCAATAACATTGCTGAGAAGCGTTTGGATTGTATTGCTCTACTATCACCAGAACGTGCTGATGTTGTTGACAACGCCACATACTCTGGTAAGCAAGCAGAAGACATCGTAGCATATCGCAACACTCTCCCATCATCTTCATATGGTGTAATGGATAGTGGTTGGAAGTATCAATACGATAAATTCAACGATGTATATCGCTATGTACCACTAAACGGTGATACAGGCGGCACTATGGTTCGCACAGATCAACAGCGTGACCCATGGTATTCACCTGCTGGTTTCAACCGTGGTAATATCAAGAATGTTATCAAACTTGCTTTCAATCCAAATAAAGCGGAGCGTGATGTTCTTTATAAGGCTGGTGTCAACCCAGTCGTATCATTCCCAGGTCAAGGTACAGTTCTATTTGGTGATAAGACACTTCTTGCCAAACCAAGCGCCTTTGATCGGATTAATGTCCGCAGACTCTTCATCGTCCTTGAGAAGTCAATTTCTACTGCTTCCAAGTTTACCTTGTTTGAGTTCAACGATGA